CTCCCGGTCGGCACCGATCCCGTTCCGCAGCAACTCAGCTACGAGCAATGGAGTGCAAGCCTGAAGCGCTACAGCGGGACCATCGACACTCACATGCCGACGAGCGTGGTGTCGAACGCCAACCTCTTCCTCAGCAACATCAATCAGCTTGGGCTCCAAGCGGGTCAGTCGGTCAACCGGCTCCCGCGCAATGCCCTGTTCAAGTCGTACCTGAGCGGGCAGACGCTCACGACGGCGGCAATCGCTGCGGTGGATACGCAGATCCAAGTCGCCTCGTGCAACGGCTTCTTCGACGTCATTCTGCTCGGCACGAATGCTCGTCCAGAAGCCGTGTCTCCGACTCGCCCGTTGCCCATCACCATCGGAGTCGGCGGCGGAGCCGTCCAGCGCAACGTCATCGGCGTTGCTCCCGTGGATGCGACTGACCCCTACGGACCGGGGACTCTGTTCCTCGATGCGGCGGTCGGCGCAGTCTTCCCCGCGCGTACGCCGGTTCGCAGTGCCTACGCTCCTCGCGTGGTCAGGGCGGGAGGTGGCGCGAGCATCGACGCCATCACCGGAGCGGACATCTTCACGTTCCAACTCATCATCAATGCCATGTCCATCCTGCGGTCGAACAACGTTCCTCCGCACTCCGACGGCTTCTACCATTGCCACATGAGTCCGCTGTCGAACGCGCAGATCTTCAGCGACGTTGCGTGGCAGCGACTCCACACCGGAACCCCGGATCACATCCGGTACAAGGAGGGGTGGATCGGGCAGATCGCGCGCAACGCGTTCTTCGAGAACAACGAGATTCCGAACCAGTCCAACTCGGGAGCACTGACACCGACCGGCGCGAATGCTCAGTACGCTCGCGGCATCGGCGGCGAAGTGGTCAATGAAGGTGGCGTGGAGATCGGGCGTCTCATCATGACCGGCAAGGGCTCCATCTACGAGAAGTATCTCGACGAGATGAAGTACGTGACCGAGGCGGGAATGCAGGGCAAGGTCGGCGAGTTCGACGTGGTGCAGAACGGCATCCAGGTCGGCACCGAGCGCATCCGTCTCTACCTCCGTTCTCCGCAGGACCGACTCGGCGACATCGTGTCCTCGACGTGGAGCATCTCGACGGACTTCCCCGTGCCGTCCGACATCAGCGGCGGAAGTGGCCCCGAGCGCTACAAGAGAGCCGTAGTCATCGAGCATGCCCTATAATGCTCGATGAGTTTACATCGGCGACAATGCGGTGTAGACTCTGTGCATGCGTAGGCTAATCTCTCATCCAACTCCTCAGTCCTCACCAACCGATCTCACCAACCGACGATTCGGGAAGCTCACCGCTATCACACTGAGTGGTAGTCGGCAGGGGCGAAGTCTATGTTGGGTGTGTGAGTGTGATTGTGGAAGACGAATCGAAGTTCCGGCCAACAGACTGAGGGCGATGCGAACATGGCATTGTGGCTGTCAGGGGCATGGCAGACATGGCATGGTAGGAACCAAAGTCTACCGCGCATGGCAGGCTATGAAGGAGCGATGCCACAATCCCAATCACGCGGAGTTCCACAATTACGGAGGCAGGGGAATCAAGGTGTGTGACGAATGGCGCGATGACTTTCTCGCGTTCTATGAACACATAGGAGATCCCCCAACTGATAAGCACACTATCGACCGCATTGACTTCGACGGTGACTATGAGCCTGACAACATGCGATGGGCAACACCCAAGGAGCAGGCGAGGAACCAACGAAGCAATCGACTCGTGGTCTACAAGGGGCAGAGTCGATGTGTGAATGAATGGGCAGAGATTCTAGGCATCAAACCAATTACACTCTACTTCAGGTTGAGGAATGGATGGTCTGTGGAGCGAGCGTTTGAGGAGCCTGTTCAATCAAGACGTATACGTTCTCAATCGCTAGCCCTTGCCGCAATACGTGTTGCGGTGATAGGCTAGCTTCGCAGCAGCATAACCACACTGGCAAGGAGGCCACGAATGGCACGCAACACGATTCAGCACGAGCACACTCCCCCCGAGGGAGGCAAGGTCGAGACGGGTGGGGTTCCCATCACTGGGCTCGACTCCGTACCCGAGGGGCAGATTCCGTCCGAGGCTCCGGTGATGCGGGCGAGTGTCGCCAAGTCCAACCCCAAGGTCAAAGACGTTCCACCCCCCAAGCGCTACATCGTAGTCAAGCAAGCGGCAGTCCTGCTCGACGGCTCCCGCTCGACGTTGCCCGAAGGCAAGGTGCTCGATAGTCTCAACTATGACATCGACCACCTCAAGCGCTTGGGGGTCAAGCTCCAACCCTACACTGAGGAGTAAGCTCCATGGCATTCACTGACGCCGACAAGGCGAAGATCCGTCACCACATGGGCTATCTCAATGTCAGTGAGGTGCAGACCTTCGCGCTCGGCGTCCCCGCCGCGTTGGAGACTCAGTATCTCATTGAAGGTGCGATGAACCGCGTGCTCGCGGCGGCAGAGGTGCAAGCCAAGAACATCGTCGCCAAGATGGATATCATCGAGGAGCAGATGACTGCGGACTTGGAGTTGCTCGCAGTCACCAAGGTGGCGGAGATTGAGATTGACCCCAAGGAGATGCCGAAGCTCCGCCGTGAATACCGCTTCTGGCAACGCACCCTCGGGAACCTTCTCGGTATCCCGCCCAACCCCTACGACCAGCGCTTCACGAACTCCCTCAGTGTCCCCGTTCAGCACTAGCCTTCACACCTCGCCCGCTACGCGGTAGTCTACAGACATGCCGCGACCGAAAGCCCTCAGTCCCGATGAAGCCAAGCGCACTCTGGTCCACCGCTTTGGACCACGGGTCAATCGGCTGCGACAGATTGCCGTGCGCTTCGGCTTGCGCCCCTATCGCGTCTGGCTCGTTTGGTTCCAGTGGACTGGCGAGCAGATTGGCGAAGGTGAGAGACAAGAGGTCAAGCGCGAGGAGATTCTCCCCACCCCCGAACTCACCCTCAATACCCGCTTCCAATGGCTCAATGTCGGGCGCGTCGAAGACGGTCAGTTCTTGCTCCGCAAGGTGGACCCCACCTTGGGTGAAGCGTTGCTCGCCGGCAGACTCTACCCCGGCTTGGTCACTGGCTCGCCTTGCCCCGCAGAGGGTGGCCTCCCTACGAGCTTCCTGTTCCTGGTCAAAGAGGACGGCAGGAGTGGCCCCGATGTGGTGGAGCGCTGGTTCACGCTGTCGAGCATGCCATACCGCAAGGCCGGACTCCTCGATTGGGACATCCAACTAACGCAAGTGATGCATCAATGACGACCATCAAGATTGACCGCTTGTCTGCCGCGTTCGGGCGCATGTTCGAGTCGTACCGTGCGGCTCAGAAGCGCGGGTTGCTCAACGCGGCAATCAAGGGGCAGTCGTGGATCGTCACCAAGATACTCCCGAGCATTGAGCCCTATCCACCGTTCGACATGGGGGCATTCAGGGCGGGTTGGAACTTCAAAGCAACCGAGGACGGGGCAATCATCTTCAACCCTGTTCCCCATGCTCCGTTCATCAACTTCGGTGTCCCCAAGCCGAGAGTGTCTGGGAGGCACCTTGTCGAATGGGTCATTCGGAAGAACATCGCAGACTCGAAGAATGCCCCGCGCGTTGCGTGGTTGATTGCACGCAAGATCAATGCAAGGGGTCTGTTCACTGACCCTCAATTCCGAATCACCCAGAGGGTGGTTGACGAGTTCCTGGTCAAAGAGGTTGCGGCTCAGATTGTTGCCGAGTTGCAGAAGGTGGGGTGGAAGCCGTGAGTCACTACTCGTTTGAAGGGTTGGTGAAGGGCATTGCCTGGAATGAGGTATGGCCCCCTCAACAACCCCCCGGCCTCAAGGACTTTGCTGCTCGCGACTACGCGCTAGAGCGCTTGTTCGACTACCTCGCAACGGTCGTCTGGAGGCACACTGGCCGGGACCGGGATGGTGAACCCGTCGAGTTCCAGATTGAGCGTTGCCGGATGTTCGTCGAGCAACCAGAGGGTGACATCAAGCTCAAGTTCCCGGCCATTGCCGTGCTCCCGAATAACAATGCACCGGAGTCAGAGTGGCTCGGTTCCCCAATCATTGTCGATGACGGGAGGGCCGGCATCGAGCCGAGCAAGTATGACCGCTTCGGAGAGCAGACTGTGCTCGTGTGTGCGGCGGAGTTGAGCGAGGATGTCATTCTCGATATGTGGTTTGAGACTCGCGCCCAACGCAGAGCGGTGCAAGCCGGCATGGAGGGGCCAGTAATGACCACGAACCAGGGGCCGCTCTATCTCACTCTGCCGGGGTACTATGACCGCATCGCGTGCTTCACCTACATGGGGTCGCGCCGCTTCGATGGAGACTTCGCGGTCAAGAACCGGCGCGAGTTGCAGGTCACTCTCAACCTGCGAGTGGAGTGCGTGTTCCCCGTCCTGGCGAGGGACTTCGATCCTCGCCTTCTCATGGAGACTGAGTGATACCGCAACACGTATTGCGGCAGGGTTAGACAACCACAGACGCTAGAGGTATTCTGCCCCTCGCGACCCCGGAGGATTACAATGTCCGTCTACATTCGACGCTTCACGGAAGATCCAGGGCTCGAAGTCTTGCTCGACATCGAGTCCGTCAACATCATTGACCTGGAGCCTCCCGAGGCGTTCGCAGGCATCGGCACGGGGACTGCCATCCTTGTCGCAGAGTTCGAGGATGGCCCCTACAACGAAGTCACTGAGGTGTTCGGTCCCTCCGACCTCGTGCAGACGTTCGGTGAGTTCGGCTACACCTACGACGGCGTGAAGGGGAACAACCCGTGCGCCAGAAGCCGCAAGGCCGACGCGGCAATCACCCCCGAGTATTGGAACGGCAACGGCTTCGTCCATCTCAATGGCAAGAAGTTCCGCCGTCTCATTCTCGTGCGCGTCGACACGAGTGTCGGCTACGTGGCATTCACCCGGCTCGCCGCACTCACTGGTCTGTTCAAGCCGACGTATGACCTGGAGCCGGGGCAGATTCTCACCGTCCAGACCGACCTCGTTGCCGCAACCAACGTCACCTTCTTGGCGACGGCGGCAACGGTGACGGGTGTCGGTGGGGTATTCGCTGGAGTGGTTGCGGGCGACTACATCGACCTCGCGTACGATGGGAACCCGACCGTACGCGTCACTTTCCAAGCCGGCGACAACAGCATTGCCGGGGTGGTCGCGCGTATCAATCTCGCGTTCGGATTCACCTTCGCAGCGGACAGCGGTGGAGAGCTTCAGTTGACTGGCCGGCGACGTGGCAACGCGGGCGAGGTCAGCATCGTCGGAGGCTCTGGCACCATCGTGACCACGTTCGGTCATGTGGTCGGCGTCAACGGGGGTGGCGGCAACGTCGATGACATCGACGCGGTGACGGTTGCCGAGGTCAATGCGTTGGTCGCAGCGGCAGTCCCCACCCTTGCGGTCATGCGGGACTACGACCAGAACATCGTCATCTACAACACCACGACAACCGGGGTGGCAGAGGTGGAGGTGGTCAGTGCCACGACTACCGCTCTCGACTTCGGCTTCCCGCTCGACACGACTGGCGAGCAAGCGACTGCCGATGAGGACGTGAACATCCCCGCTGGAACACGCGTTCGCAACGCGGGAGCAACGGAGTGGGTGACTACCGAGTCCATCGTGGCGAGTGCCGCTGAGTACGACGGGTGGACTGCCAAGGTGCGTCACGCCCTCGACGACGGCACGGGGGTCGCTGCTCCGGTCGGCACGGTCAACGTCATTCCGTTCCCCGTTGCCGGCGCAATCTTCGCAGTCACCAACCCACTCCCCCTCAGTGCGGCGAAGACTGAGTTGGAGATTGACGCGGCGTACTATGCCGCAATCCAAACCACGCTCGACCTCAACACGGTTGCGCGTGAAGCGAACTTCATCTGGGCCGCACGGCAGTCCAACATCTGCCGGCGAGGCGTACGCGAGAATGCGATTCTCGCCAGCGAGCGTGGATGCTTCGGGCGGATGTGCGCCATCCGGCCCCCCATCGGAACGACTCGTGCAGTCGCCAAGGGCAACGCTGAGCCGGGGATTGGCGCATACCGTCACGACCGAGTGATGTATACCTTCCCCGGCGTGTCGACCTACGTCCCCGCCATCGCCCTCAAGGGGACTGCGGGTGGGGCCGGCTTCACCGCGAACGGCGTTGTCAACCAAGGAGCAGACGGCTTCGCGGTGAGTGTCTGTTGCCGGCTTCCGAGCGAGGAGAACCCCGGCCAACTGACGACCTTCATGGACGCGGTGCAAGGGTTGGAGTCCGGTGCCGAGTACGTCGGGTGGACCATCGACGACTACAAGGCATTCAAGAAGAAGGGAATCATGGCCCCTCGCATGGACGACGGGGTGGCAATCTTCCAGTCCGGTGTGACCAGCGTGGACCCAGGAACCTACCCGGCCAAGGTGCGTGTCAGTCGCCGTCGAATGGCCGATGAGATTCAGGACTCGTTGGCGAAGATCAGCAAGGGCTACGGCAAGCGACTGAGCAGCAAGCAACGCCGTCAGCAATTCGTGCTGGACTGCAAAGCATTCATGGAGTCGTTGCTGTCGCCCAACGACCCCACGAAGCAACGAATCGACTCGTACTCGATTGACCCCAAGAGCGGCAACACCACAACGAGCCTCGCGGCGGGAGCGTACTATGTCTTCGTGAAAGCGAAGACGTATCCGTCACTCGACGCCATCGTGCTCCAGACCGAGATCGGTGAGAACGTCACCATCAGTGAGGTGTGACATGGCGGGTATTGCCGACCAACTGAAACTCTGGGCCAAGGGGCGCAAGCCCCCGGCAAAGGGCAAGCCCTCCGAGGGCGAGGATGAGGAAGGGGCCAAGCCGGCCCCCACAAGCCGCAAGGCGGAGCCCGAGGGCGAACCCCCTGCCGCAACCACCCCCGAGGGTGGGCGAGCCTCTGGTGAGGCGAACAAGGGGCCGCAACCCCCGTTCGCCAAGGAGACGACCCCCGGCAACCTCGGCATGGGCGACAAGGACAAGCTCGAGCCCAAGAACCCGATTGAGGCGTTCGCCAAGAAGGCGAAGAAAGAGGGGGGCAAGCTCCCACCCTTCGGCGGCAAGAAGGCTCCACCGTTCACGAAGGAAGACGGAGGCTGACCCATGGCACTAGTCGCCGCCAAGCTCGGAGAGAATCCGGTTCAACCGGCGACGGCTTACCTTCGTTCCGTCTGGGAGTTCGTGGTAGCGACGGAGATTGTTGTTCTGCTCTGTTCGGGTAGCCCAACGGCAATTCTCAGGGCAGTAGTCTCCGTCGTTGTCAATGCGGTCAATGCTGTGCTTCTGGCTTGGCCGTCTGCCCATGTCCTCAAGGAACTGTTCGTAGGACTGCCATGCTTCGCAGACATGAATTCCGCGTGCTCCATAGCTGGGAAAGTCCTCTGACTGTTTTGGTTGTGCCGCAATCACATCGACACAACCAAGCAGAGTGGGAGCCGTTGTTTTGGGCTCGCTCGATAACGGTGAGTCTTCCGAATCGTTGGTTGACAAGATTGTAGGCTTTCATAGAGTGGCGGTAACACTCTAAAGGAAAAGGTCAAGACATGGCGCTCAGGCTGAAGGGGCAAGAAGTCGAGATTCGCATCAGCAAGGCGGGAGTCCTTCTCGACACCATCACCAAGGTCACGAACTTTGAGTTCGAGGCCAAGGTGGAGATGAGCGAGGAGGGCTTCCTTGGCGCGACCACGAATGAGTACGACGAGATCTACAACGGATGCTCGTTCAACTTCGAGGTCCACTTGGACACTCCCGACTGGCTCGACTTCCAACAGAACATCATCGACAAGGCGCGGCGCGTGACTCCCGACGTCCAGTTCAGCATCAGTGCGGTTCTGTTCTGGCCGGCAGGAGCCACGAAAGCGGTGCTCATTCCCGACGCTCACTTCGGCGCGTTGCCCATCAGTGTCGGTGGGCGAGCCGACTTCGTGACAGCGAAGTGCGAGGGAGGAGCATCGGAGTTCACGCTTCAAGACCTGTAAGGGCACCCCGCGTTCAGCGGCAATTGTGGCCCTCCCTTGCGCGGTATCCGGCTCGGCTAGGTGTCGGTCGTGACGGTGGCCTCCAACCCCGCGCAAGTAAGAGGGCCACCCTTTCATTGGAGGCCGGAAGGAAAGAACACCATGGCACACAAGCAAAGCAACCAACCCGCAGACGCCGCAACACGTATTGCGGCGGACCCCTCCCAACTCATCAGCACGGGGGCAACCGAGATCCCACTCGACGAAGCCCTCAGTTCCGATGATTCGGCAATGCCAGACAAGTCCAGCATTGCCGCCGCGATGCAAGCGCTCGCTGATACCCCCGCACCGAAGTCGATGCGTGACGTGGAGGAAGCGGACGCCATCCCACCATGGGCCACTATCCCACCGAACTTCAATCCTCCCAAGGGAGTGCAAGTCATCTTCATGCTGTTCAAAGCCGAGTGGACTGCCAACCCCCGCAAGGGCAATCGGCAAGCCATCGCATGGCCGGTCACAGTCATGGAGGAGAAGAACGCACTCAGTCGCGCTCGTGGCGACGTACTCCGCAGCATCGACGAACTCAGCAAGGCGATGGTCAAGTACATCGACGGGGTTCCGGTTGACTGGACCGGGGCCAACCGCGAGGGCAACATTGACCAATGGTGGAATGAGGTCGGCCCCAAGTGTCGCAACATTCTGCACCGCATCTACACACAGACGCACAACCTGAGTGATGACGAGCATGCCGATTTTTTCGAGAACTGCATCGCTGTCAGAACGGTGGGCTGAGTGAGTATGCGGATGTTCGTCAGAAGCAACTGACCAAGCTGGGAGTCGACTTCGACCCTCACTTGCGCTCAGTCCGCTACATCCTGTCCGAGATTGACCCTGCGGAAGTGCTCCGTTGGCGTTCTCGGCAGAAGATGGAGCTAGGTCGCTATGGGCGGCAATCCGTTCTGCAATGGGACGCGGTTCCGCTGCTAGAGTTCCTGCGGTATCATAGCGACCTAGTGAAACTCATCGACAACGAAAACACCCGCTCAGGCGGCACGATGCCAGGGGAAGACTGATGGCGGATACAGCCGAGGTCCAGGTCAAGCTAACGCTCGATGACGCTGCGTCCAAGGTGGCTGACACCATCAAGGGCAAGTTCGGTCAGCTTGGCAAAGCAGCCGACAAGATAAAGTCGGAGTTCATGTCGGTGGCGAAGGGGGCATTGACTACCGCCATCGGTGTCAATCTTGCCCCCGGCTTGCAAGGCATTGTCGGCGCGTTCAAGGGTATGGTCGACAACGCTGCTTCGGTTCAAGAGCGGATGCGGGCGATTGCGAGCTACTTCGTCACCGGGGCTGATATGGCTTGGGATGCGGCGATGGACCGAGCCACCAGAATCGATCGCGAACTCTACAAGGCTTCAATTGCGATTGGTCAGAACATCGATGACGCGAGACGCGCATTCCAGAACCTTGCTACGCAGAGCGACGGTACGGTCGAGGGGATCGAAGCCGCCGCAAAGACGACTGAGAAACTCCTCATGTTCGCTGACATTACGGGGGAGAGCGTCACGGCAATCTCTGACGAGTGGGCCATGATGGAGCGAGGCATGGTTCGCACTCGTGGCAAGATGTTCAAGATGCTCTTTAGCACTGGCATCTTCGGGAAGAATCTGCGCGAGGCGTCCTCGTATTGGGGGAAGCTGACTGACGAGCAACGCTCGGCGGCAATGGCGAAGGCAATGGGGACTATCTATGAGCGCTTCGCCAAAGCTCCGCAGACGTTTGCATCGGTGCAGACGTCGTTGGATATGGTCAAGCAACGGTTGCTCGACGTGGTGGGGATGAACGTCATTGGCGTGTTGACTGCCAAGTTCGACAACCTTTTGCAAGCCATTGAGGGCAAGCGTCCTCAGTTGGAAGCCATCGCGGCTCGGTTCGGGAAGTTCCTTGGGGCTCAGATCGAGGGAGCCCTCAATTGGGCCGGGGAGAAGCTCACTTGGCTTGAGGACCATTGGGATGACGTGGTGAAGGGGGCAGAGGAAGGGGCCAAGGCAATCCTCAAAGCGGTGAAGTTCATTGTCGAGAACAAGGAACTCATCCTCATGGCATACGGGCTCAATGTCATGGCTCCTTCGATTCAGTTGGGCATTCAAGCAGCGGGGGCATTGAAGCCCATGCTCATCGGTCTGAAGGCACTCAGTTTCACTTCACTCCCTGCGTTCACTACCAGTGTGACAGCGGCGGCAGGGAGTGCCGCGACTCTTGCGCTTCAGTTCGCCGCTGTCGCAGCGGCGGCTCTTGCCATCTATGCCGCGTTCGATCAGTACAAGAAGCTCCAGAGTGAGGGTGGCTTCCGGCAGGCATGGCAAGAGGCGCGCTACGGACCAGGAATGCACTATAGCGAAGCCGACATCGAGGCTACGCGTAAGAGCATCCAAGAGCAGCAAACGGCGGGAGGTGTCGAGTCCGCAGCGGCAATCATACAGCAGAAGCAGGAGAGCCTCGCTGCAATGAAGGCGAAGGCTCAGGCCAAGTTCGGCGCATCGGCTCCAGAGCATTACGAGGCAATGGGCATCACTGCGATGGAGAACATGCTCGCCAAGTTCGAGAAGACCATGCCGACCGCCGCGAATGTGGCGTTCGCCGCTACCGTTCAGACGCAGAGCGAGTTGATTGCCGCGTACAATCAAGCCGTCAAGACTGGCGATGACGCGATGGCGAACTACCTCGCAAACCTCGCCGGCAAGAGTGAGAGTCTGGCGTACGGGTTGAACGATTCCTCGGTGCAGATTGAGGGTGGTTTTGACGGCTTCATCAACCGGCTCGGCACCACGACTCGCACCTTCGTGGAGAAGCTCAACAATATGTACTCCGAGCAGCATCCACAGAACGTGAAGCCCAAAGAGGCGGCAACCAAGTCCCCCGCTATCCACATGAGCGGGGGGCAGACGTTCAATATCAAACAGGAGTTCCGCGAGGCAGACCCGGACAGGATTGCCTTGTTCTTCCGGCGCGACCTCGTGCGTGCCGCAACGTCTCGCACTCGCTCGCGGGTGAGGACGCCATTCGGGGCATGACACCGCAACACGTATTGCGGTGAGTGAGGCATAGCATGGCCGAGCAGAGCAGCATCAGCGTCGACTACGAGACTGAGGCGAGCCGCATTGAGCGGCAAACCAACGTCATGACCATCACTGAGCTTGAGGGCAAGAAGCGCGTCATCACCCTCAGTACCTCAAGCATGCCGAAGCGAGGGGTGGCATGGGGCATGGAGCAACGCATTGCCACTCGCTGGCCGGCAGGAGCCCCCGAGGCTACTCAGCAACTCCTTGGCCCCAAGCAACAAGACACTCAGATGCAGGGCATCTGGCGGCGAACGTGGTTGGGGCGCAATCCGGTGCTCGTGGTCGAGAACGGTAGAGAGATTCGCGTGGTCTACCCCGCGACCATGCGTGACCTGTTCTACGACATACTCATTCAGGGGTCGCTCTTGCAGGTCACTTGGAAGTCAGTCACCCGCATGGGCCGGCTCAAGCTGTTCAATGCTCCCCACGACCGTGACACCGACATCGCGTGGGATGCCACGTTTGAGTGGATCAACTCGGGCACCCTGTTCCCCTATCGCCTTGTCAGCACGCGCGACCAAGGGGTCAAGTCTGAGGTGCAAGGGCTCATCCTCATTAGCGAGACTCTGGTCGAGCTTGAGGCTACCGAGATCCCCGTCGACCTCCGCACCCCCCGGCCCAAGGGCACTCCGACATTGACGGTCGGGCAAGTGAGCGCCTTCTTGGACTCCCCCAAGAACCTCATTGACGGGGTGGGCCGCAACCTGCGCGAACTGACGAACAAGCTCAAGTCGGTGGCAGACCTTGCAACCAAGTTCAAGAACATGCCGGCAGAGATCAACGCCTCAATCCTTGCTACGGCAGAGAACATTGTGGCGACTTGCAATCAGTTCCACGACGAGTTCACCCGCGTCTCCCCGGAGCAGACTACCTACGACCGGAGGGTGGCGAGTCTGGTGCAGACTGCCTCGTACTATTCGACCGGAACGAAGCAGACTGAATACATGGCGCAGACTGCGGACCAACTGAGGGAGAAGGCGAAGCGGCGCAAGGCCGGGGGCAAGGTGCTCAATTCGCAATACCCCACTCAGGGGGACTTGCTCGCCCTCCACATCGTCAAGCAAGGCGACACCTTGGCTGGCATCAGTGCGAGGTACTATGGCACCCCTGACCACGCGCTCGACATCGCCAAGGTCAACGGGCTCACCTACCCTGTCGCCCCGGTCAGCACGGCAACCGGCAAGCCCACCATGGGGGGCAAGTCAATCCTCTCCATCCCGAGGGTGTGAGTCATGGCTGAGTTCCCTCACCAGACGTATTATCCCGCGTGCAAGGTGCGTCTCATTGTGCGCTTTGACGAGTTCAGTGACGAGCCGAGTGCGGTCCCGCCGAAGAAGCCTGCCACCATGCGCAAGGGGCAGAAGGACAAGGGGCAAGTGCTCGACTACATCATTGACCCCGATGCCCCCGAGGGGACCAAGCGCTATCGCCTAGCGGGCCGAGGACAGACTGAGGCGCAGGAAGCCAGCAAGGACAACCTCACCCACGTCATCGAGGGCATCATTCCGGTCAGTGCCACCTTGGAGAAGAACACTTACAAGGAGGCTGACACGCTGGAGCTTTCGCTCTCGTACCTCGACCTTCCCTTCGACCCGAGGACCGTGCGCTCGTGCGCTGTCGAGTTCTACCTTGGCACCATTGACGGTGACACTTGGCGGGAGTCGATGCGGCTCCAGGTCATTGCGGACTTGCCCGACGAGAGCGAGTATGGGACCAACCGTCAGTTCAAGGGGTGGGTCGATGATTGGCGGGTGAATTGGGGCAACGAGGAAGCGGCAACGGTGGAGTTGTCGTGCCGCGACAACACTGCTCTGTTCATTGACCAGGATGCTCCGCCTCAGATCAAGGTGGACCCCAAGGTGGGAATCGACGAGGCGATTGCAAAGTATCTGTCATGCTTCCCTCAGTACGAAGGTATCGCCGTTGAATACCGCCCTATCAACGAGGATGCGCCGGCCCTCAAAGACGTGATGCAGCGGAGTAGCCAACGCAACGGTGGAGTCGGCCCCGGCAAGGACAAGATGTCGGTGTGGGACTTCATCATCGACATCACTGGCATGGTGGGATGCGTGGCATTCATTGACGGGGAGACGGTGGTCATTCAGAAGCCTCGTACACTCTACGCCGATGGCTTCTCCCGGCTCGAAGACCCGTGGCGTGGCAGGGTGGCCGACAACATCCCAATGAACAACCGGACGATGATATACGGGAGGAACCTCACCGAGTTCAGCGTCAGTCGGCGTTACAACGAGAAGGCACCACGCAACATCGAAGTCCGGTGCTACTTGCCAGAGCGCAAGAAGACCATCGTGGTCAGGTTCCCCGGCGTCAAGAGCAGGGTGCAACCGGGGGAGTCTGCCGACAACACCATAACGGTTTTCCGGGTGTCAGGGGTGCAAACGAAGGAGGCATTGCAGGTCATAGCCCAAGGCATCTATGAGGACATCAGTCGGCAGGAGATTGAGGTGTCCATGAAGACACCCAACATCGCCAGCTTCGGCGGCGACAACACTGAGCCCGACTTGCTCTACCTTCAGTCGGGCGACCCGATTGAGGTGTACTTCGCCAAGGACGACAGCGGCGAGCCCGTCACTCTGCCTGCCACTCAGTCTCAGGTTGAGGACGCGCTACTGACTAACGACAAGACATTCGACTACCTCCAGTCGTTGGGCTACGACCCGGACATTGCGTCGGCGTACGCGTCCGCGTACACGAACGCGGGATACCAGACAGCATTCCGCACCTTCAAGGTCGTGTACGACTGGAGTGACGATGAAGGTGTAAGCATCTCAATCGACGCCATCAACTACATTGAAGTCCGGTATGACAAGGCTCTACCTGACGGGCTCGAACCTGAGCCGACTGCGGAGTAACAATGGCACCCAAGAGCAAGCGGCACGTCTTCGACCCGGCCTTGATTCAGGACATCATGACCGGAATCCCCGGTTCTGATGGGCGTATCTGGGTGTCATACGGCACGGTCGAACTCGACGAGAACCTTGAGGGGGAGGAGGACCGTGCTCTCACCTTCGATGAGGATGCCGGCCCACTCGTCGAGGTTCGATTGCAACCTTCCGACAAGGTGGTTACTTGCCGCGTCGCTACTCCGGTGTCGGGGGTGCTCCAGAGTCAATGGGTGCCACTCGTCGGAGGCGATGAGGTGGTTGTGGTGTTGCCCATGGGCCAGGAGCAGTCTCCCCCCGTGGTCATTGCGCGTCTCAACAACGCTCTCGACAAGTTCCCAGAGAAGGTCGCCGGCAAGGATGCGCGTCAGAACAACATCGCATTCACCCGCACACAGACCCCCACCATCATCGAGGCTGGAAGCCTCTACATGATACGCTCCGCGCAGACTGGCGCGCTCATTGGCATTGACGAGGAAGGCAACGTCACTGTCCGTGATGGCAACTCGACCGGATTCCAGTTCGGCCCGAGCGGCTTCGCGGTACAGGACGCCGATGGCACGGGGCAGATAACCCTCAACACTGAGGAGAGCTATGCGTCAATCTGGTGGCAGAGTACGGTGCTCAAGCTCGACGGCACCGACATCAACCTTGCGGCGAGCGGCAACGTGGCAATCGGCAGCGCTGGCAATACCCCCGTTCTGCACGGCATGGCGAGTGAGCAAGCCGTCAACCTCTTGGTCAGTTACACTCAAGTCCTCGCCGCTGCTCTCAACCTCATTGGGCCGACCCCATTGACTGGTTCGGGGCTCGCTACCGTGGTTGACCCAGCGGGAGCCGGCATGGCCCTCATAACGGCGGCGATTGCGCTTGCCGGGTCCAACGGGGCTCCCACCCTCACCGCTGCTCTTGCGGCCCTCACAGCGGCTCTACAGGGGCCGGCCCCGACTACCCCCCTCACTCCCGGCGTAGGTTGCGCCGGCTTCATCATCAGTTAGGTGCGCCATGGGAAGCCCCCCACCCAAGTCAGAGCCACCCCCCGAGGAGCAGGATGTCGTCGATGCTGGCGTCGACTTCGACCCGGAGCCGCCGACCGCTGCGTCGTTGTGTGGGTTCAAGTTCCCACCATCGTTCACGTTCTTCTTCAGCTTCAACTTGCCGGCCTTGCCGGCTTGTTTGCTGGACCCTCTGTCGTGTATTCCGTTCCCGTGGTTGTCACTCAATTGCGACCTCTCCAACCCCGTCAGCGTAGGGTGGGGAGGTGGCAAGGAGCCAACGGTGGACGACGAGGACAATACAGAGGACAATCCCTACGATTGACGCACAACCGCAACACGTATTGCGGTGGATGAGGTAGGCAATGAGCACTGGAGATTGGGGAGTAGATAGCTGGGGAATCGGCCCGTGGGGTGGAGAGGAAGCCCCCACTCCCCATGCGACCGTGGAGGCTATCCGCGAGAACGTGGTGAGGGCTACGTTCGAGAGCAATCTCCTGCTCACTGGACTACTCGACCGCAAGGACTCCCTCAATCGGGTTCACTACTTCGTAGGGGAGCAGTCGGGGCAAGGGCTCGACGACCAACCCGCGCAGACCGTGGGGGTCATTCTGGTGGAAGCCGTCAGTGGCGACCCGCGTAGCGTCGACATCTACGTTGACCGGCCCTTCACCCACTATCCTTCACTCTACGTTCTCCGCTGCGTCAATATGTACGATGCCGGGGGTGCGTTGTTTGCCGACGTCATCAACGAGAGCTTCTACGGATTGAGGGGTACGTTCGAGAAGCCTGTTCCAGAGACGTATGCCCCCGATGGCACTCGGGACTTCGCCAACCCTTCAACCAAGGATGCCTTGTTCGACCCGTTGCCCGACATCAGTTTCACCAACCTGGGAACCTTCCCGTATGGCGATGATGGCGACTACGGGTATGACGAGGGGGTGGAGAACCTCAAGAAGCGCGTCATTCGGCGTTGCGTTGTCAGGCCGGGGGGCTTCGTGTGGTTGCAAGGCTACGGGGTGGGGATTGCCGAGGAAGGCAAGAAGCTCAACAACGCTGCGAGGCGGGAACGGCTCAAAGCCAGCATCAAGAACCAAGTGCTACAGGAGCCCGATGTCCGCTACGTGCAAGTCAACATCAAGTATCTGCCGAGTACGCCGGGGATTACTTGGTTCATCATCAAGGTGATTACGACGGTGAACAAGGCATTCAAGTTCGACGTTCCGTTCGTCGGATTCTAGGAGTCAGTCAATGCCAGACCTACCGACCAGACTGGACCTCTTCTCCATCGGGCGGAACTACATCCACCAGAGGGCAAAGAAGGTCGACCCGGCGCAAGTGGACATCGTTGGAAGCGATGCCAATCTGTTCGTTGGTTCCACCTCATACATCGCCCGTGAGGTGGTCAATCAGATCGTCTCCGAGGTTGCGTCTCTGTTGCTCGATAGTGCGGAGAAGGAGTACCTCGACCGCTACGCATGGGACCGCTATCAACTCCCGCGCAAGGGGGCGAGTGCGGGGTACGGTGAAGTCACCTTCTACCGGGACTCCACCGCTGCGGGAGCGGGGAGTGTGCCAATCGGCACCGTCGTCAAGACCAAGACCGGCATCGAATACATCACCACGAGCACGGCAACCTTCGGCCCAACCACGGGCGAGGCGAATGCGTATGTCAAGAGCGTGCAAGCCGGCAAGGCTCAGCAAGCGGGGGCGAATGCCATCCGCCTCATTGCCGACCCCAAGTCACTCTGGGATACCTCGCTCAAGGTCAACAACGCAGAGCCAACCGCTCACGCCGAGGACGCCGAGAGCGACCCCGTGTTCCGTGAGCGTATCCGAGACTTCTGGGCCGCTGCTCGCCGTGGCACCTTGGGTGCCATTGCCTACGGTGCAAGGCGGGTCGCAGGGGTGGAGAGCGCGAATGCGATTGAGGCATTGACACCCGAGCCCAACCCGGCCCGAGTGGTCAATCTCTACATCGCAGACTCAAGCGGCATTGCCTCACTCGCCATTGCAACGCAAGTGCAAGCAGAACTGATGGAGTGGAGAGCCGGGGGCATCACGGTCATCGTGTATACGTGCTCGGTTCAAACTGTCCCCGTGAAGCTGAAGCTCAAGTTCAATGCGGGAGTGGTGACGGCTCCCGTCGTCGAGCGAATCCGCGCTACCACGGTCGAGACAATCAACAAGGGTGGAGCCAATGAGACGCTCCTCCGTGGCTCTCTGTTCGCCATGCTTGAGATGTTCAAGCCTGCCGGACTGATACCCGACCAGGACACCATCGTTGAACCGGCGGGTGACGTGGTTCCGGCGCAAGGCAAGACACTGAGGACGACCATCGACGACGTGACGGTGCTCTGATGCCTGGATATTACACACGAGAAGACTTGCTCCAACTCTGGGTCGACTCGACCGACAAGAGCTACAATCGCCCGTTCATCGAGAAGGGGGACGGGGCCGGGTTGGAGGTGTTCAATCAGGCATGGGCTCAGTTCGAGCGTGTCAGTCTCGCAATCCGCAACACGTTCCAAGCGCTCTACATCTTGCCGTGGAGCGGGCAGACGGCGGAGCCGGCGAGTGGCGAGCGCTTCGCTACGGTGCAACTCAAGCTCACTCGCGACCCCACCATCGCCCCTTCCCTCTTCGTGCGGATGCCCGAGGGCGTCATTGCCCTTGAGCGGACCTTCGACCATAGCGAGCAAGGGTCGGTCGAAGTGCTCACTGGCCGGGAGTATGCAATCGAGTCCCCGATCTACTGGCTCCCCGGCAACGTGACTGAGCAGTATCGACAAGCGGTCTGCACGACATCGGGGTGGGGAGGAAACAACCCCCTTCCAGAAACCATCACTGTCTGGCGGCAGAATGGCAAGCAACTGAATGGCACGCGCGCGAACGTCGAGTGTGCCGTGCCTCGTTGCTCTGTTGTCGCGTTGCTCGGTGGCGACGGCTTCATTCCTTCACACGTCGGGCAGTATCTCCAGTTCAGTTCGGGTTACAACGCGGGAGTCATCCGGCGCATTGCGGCTCAGTACACTCCCACCCCCAACGACTCTGGGAGAGCGGAGTTGGAGAGTACGCTCTTGCTCTATGTGAGCGGCGCAGTCGGCACCTTCCAAGCCGGGGAGACAATCATCCATGGAGGCACGGGGGCCAAGGGGGTTGTCATTCACTACGATGCCCCGAGCGGCTTGCTCGTGGTGGAGCGGACTGGCGGAGTCTTCGACCTCGCCGGCCCTCCCGTGGTTACGGGGGACACGTCGGGGGCGACTGCCACCTTGGACGCGATGAACCTGGAGGGCTTGCTCGTTGCGCTTGTGGTCGGCCCCGTTCCCGTGCCGTTTGAGCTATACGAGAATGTCACTCAGGCTGTCAGTGGCGCGAGTGGCACCTTCGCCCTCTATGCCAACTCGACCATCTACATCAAGCCGGCATCGGGGCCGGCGTTCGACGCGGTGAACACCATCACCGGAGGCACCTCGGGTGCGACTGCCACCCCTACCATCGCTGGATATGACCCGATGCTCGTGCCCGAGCCAGGGCAGACGGCAGGGTGGGGAATGATGGAGTGGGATGCCGAGTTGGGGATTGAGGTGCTCAATGAGGAACAACCGGATGGGGGTCGCTCTGCCATGCTCGACGAGCTTGGGTTGGAGAAGAACATGCCCCGCATCCAAGGCGAGGGCGATGATGCGTACCGTGACCGCATCAGCAAGCCGGCAGACGTGGTGAGCCCGAACGCTATCATTCGAGCAATGATACGAGGGCTCGACCCGCTTGGAGTGACAGGGTGTTTCCGCGAGGTCGGGCAACCGCTGCTCAAGGGCTTCTTCTACGACGTAGACCCGGCCCTTGCGCACGAGTTCGCCTTCGCCTACGACATGGACCCCGTGGTGCGACCCTCCGACCGTTGGAAGGTCTATCTCGACTATGCATCATTCCGCGCCTTCTTCCTCATAGGGATTCCACCGACCTCCCACGGCGAGTTCGGCTTCGCGTATGACAACCACCCTCTGGGCGCGTATGATAGCTTCCCGACACTGACCTTCTACGATGGTTATGCCGTGCTGACTGCCAACGCTCTGAAGGCACTATGGGCCGACATCAACAACCGCAAGGCCGGAGGCGTCGGCTTTGAGTTCTACCAAGAAACCGATGGGTGCGTGTGATGGCTGACGAGATCAAGCTCCCCGAGACTGGTATGCACAAGTCGCTTCGCGATGGGCTGGAGAAGCTCCTCAATGGGGGGCAAGCCCCGAAAGCGTATCCAACCGGAGTGAAGCCCTCAGAACGGGGTGTTCGCCTCAAGGCGATGTACCCGCAGATTGAGCGGGTGATGAACCTCAGTCACGTCGACACCGAACTGACGCCCGAGCAAGCCGAGGCACTCGCCAAGGCGGAACGGTGCGTTGCCAACCCTCGCCGCAAGTAACACTGAGCGCTCCACCGCAATACGTGTTGCGGTGAGGAGGACACCATGACCGTTGGAAGCAGAGATGTCGTCATCAACAACCTGGAGCGCGCGGTAAGCACCGACATCAACCGGCTCCAGACCTTCAAGGACGCGGCCCTCAGTCAGCTTGCGAATTGGTTGTTCGGAGTCCAGCAACTCAACACTGAGTTGTTCCCCGGCTTCATCACTCAATTCCCTCCGGGGGCGCTCGACCCGTACCAGAACAGCGTCATCGTCAATGGACTGATGCCCTATCCCCTCAACGGCTCCGTTGATATGTTCGTGTCGCCGGGGCTCGCGTTCATGGAGGATGGAGGCTACACGGCAGACCAGAGCCCGTTCCGCTACGTGGACGACCCCGGCATAAGTGCCATTGGGACGCTTCAGTTGACGCCGGCCCCCGGCGCAACCCGCATCGACGTCATCGAGTGTGCGCTCATCGAGAACGTACTCGAACAGAGCAACCGAGACATCTACAACCCCGCAACCGGGTTGTTCACTCCGGTGCTCGTCGACAAGGTGAAGGCGGGAAGGCTTCAATACCGCATCCGCGAAGGTGCGCCGGGAGATGGCTTCCCCGGAGTCGTCTCTGGGTGGTTGCCGCTCGCGGTTGTCAGTGTGCCCTCTGCCGCTGCGACGTGGGATGATTGCACCCTATGGGACGTTCGCCCGCTACTCAGTGCAACCCACAAGCCCCCCTTCGTCAATTGGCTCCAAGACACCTCGTCGCAGACACACTGGTCGACAGCGGAGTGGAATGCCGCGTTCACTGAGCTACGCGTGACCGGCAAGATGGTCAATGGGCTCGGCCCCTACAATCAGTCGGGGCTACTCGGCAATCACCCGACTGACGTGCCGTGGATCGACTTGGCGAATGCGGCGAATTGGGCGGCAGGAGCCGTGCCGATTGCCGGGTTCCCCTACTATCTCTGGGCACTGACACCCTTCAATCTGCCAGGGTGGCGCAAGTATACCGGCATCAGCTTCAATCCTCGCCGCCCGACTGGCATGGCCGGCGTGATGGCGGTCAGCATGGTTGCCCCGACAGCGCGAGGGTTCCCGAGCTTGCCTATCTCTCCGCCGACAGCAACGGGGCTCGGTGGTAGCACTCAGATCGGCAGCATCGCGGCTTGTGGGGTAGTCGATTCCGGGGCAATTGGACAACCGTTCGCCTCTGACGGCGATTGGGTTCACCAAGGGCAAGACTTGCCTACCATCTCCCCCGTAGCGACTGCTCCCGTCAGCGGTGTAGGGACAAGCCGATACAACTTCGTCGACAACATCCTCTATCCGGCGAGTGCCCGAGCCATCAGGTTCACGTTCGCAAGGGCATACGCTCTCGGTGTCAGTCCGACGAACGGATATCTCTATTACACCGTTCGCCTCGTCGATACCATCACTGGCAACGACATCGCCGTCATTGGCTATGGTGAGAAGTCAATTCACCTTCCGCTTGGAATTGGCACCGTTCAGATCGACATCGAGGTTCCGTTGTTCTTCAATTACGCGCTCGTGGGTACGAGGCGCATTGAGATCGACTTCTATACAACATGGTCGACGGCGGCTCCTGCCGTGGGGATTGAGCTTGGCGTTGTTCCAGCTTGGAAGATGACACCCTGACCAACGGAGGGGGACATGGCAGAGGTCGAACGCAAGGTGACACTCTTCTCCGAGGTGGAGTTGGCTGAGGCGCTGACTCTCGCCTACGAGAAGGTCTTTGGAACCAAGCCGACAATCCGCACCATCACCAACGCGTGGAGTCAGTGTGCGCTTGAGTGTGGCCGAGACGGCAAGGGCAACATCAGCAAGTGTCGCAATTACAATCTCGGCAACATCACCATCACTCTGGCACAAGCCAACGCGGGGCGAGACTACTGGACACTCCGGTGCAAGGAGCAACTCCGCGACAAGGCCGGCAAGCTGACCGGCGAGTGGAAGTGGTTTGATATGCGGTTCGCCGCCAACTCCACTCTGCTCGATGGGGCCGTTCACTACTGGACGTTCTTTGCCGCTGCGAAGCGCAAGGTGGCGCTCGATGCAATGAGGAACGGTGGACCCAAGGAGTTCACCGATGCACTCGCGGCAATCTGGTACATGACCGCCAACCCCGAGCACTATCTCAAGGGGCTCAATACCCTCGCCCCCATCGCCGCCAAGTCGGTCGAGACGGCGTTCGCCAACCTTGCCGCTCCCCCGGCCCCCGAACCACCCGCAACCCCCCCGGCAGAGCCCGAGGATGCCTCTACAGAGCCCGAGGGGGACCAACCCCCGGCCCAACCCCCCGAGCCTACCCCCGAGCCTCCCACGGGCTCTACAGGGGCAAGCCCTGCGGATACCCCGGAGGAGCTATTCTGGCCCGAGCCCCCGGTCCCCGATGCCACCCCGATGCTCAGTCCCGAAGCCGACCATGACCGGGAGAGCGGGATGGTCCCCGTGGTCCACCTCAATCAGTCTGCATGGGACCAGTTCGTGCTCTGGTTCATTGCCCTGTTCACTCGATTCATACATGCTTTCAGGAAAGGCTCCTCCACAGATGGCAACGTGTCCAGCGACGGAAAGTGATTGTGTCATGCTGCCCGTCATCCAAGACCTGAGCGCGAGGGTTGAGGGCATCGAAAAGGCTCAGTCGCAAGAGGGGGAGAAGACAAGGGCAATCGTCTCCGGTGTATCGACGAAGGTCGACCGTGTTGATGCGAAGCTCGACCGCGTGATTGAGGGGTTGAGAATCGGAGCAATCGTTCCGGCTCCCGTCGAGCGTAAGGAGCACGGAAACGGCAATGGCAAGCATCCCCCACCTTCCAACCAGAGGCGCGAGTCACTCATCAGTTGGAGTACCGACGAAGACACTGGCCTCCACGCTGCGCCGACATGGGCAAGCAGAGCCCGAGATACGGTGAGCCTCTTGGAAGCCGTTGACGGGGAGCGTGAGCGGCTCGCAATCGAGAACGCGGCGCTCAAAGCACGCATGTCGGAGCGCGAGAAGCAGAACGGCATTGCGCGTGAGGACAAGCAACGGTCGAGCGACATGACTCTCAAGAAGTGGCAGATCATCGCTGGACTAGTCACTACCATTCTGGGCTCAGGGCTCATCACCGCACTCATCTCCTACCTTGCAACGGGACACCCATGAACATCGACACAAGCCCCACGGGACCGCTCTCCTTCCTCTACAGTCGGAAGGCTTGGGTGGCAGTCGCGGTCATTGCCGCGTGCTCGGTTCTCTTCTACCTCGGGAAGATTGACGCCGAGCAACTGACCGACATGCTCAAGCACATATTCACCGTCTGGGTGGGAGCGATGGCGGTAGAGAAGGGGGCCAAGGCAATCGGAACCAAGACAACGGTCGAGAACACGGTCGTTCAGAACAAGGAGGCAGACAAGTGAACAAGGCATTCCTCATCCTGCTCGCCCTCGTGGCGTTGCTCTCAGTCACCGCTTGCGGAAGCTACTTGAGCGAGGTGTGTGGCGAGGCGATGGCAGTCACCACTCAGCTACAGAGCACTCTGGCCGACGCGCAACGTGCGAGAGCGGACCTCGACAAGAGTGGCATTCGTGACAAGCTACCCCCGGCGCAGAAGGCACTCTACGACAAGGCGCTCGGTATGGCCGACGAGGGCTACCGCCTAGCGGTCGAGACACTCGCCGCTGTCACTGACGCGTGCAACCCGCCTGACGTGCGCAAGGGCATCGACCTCATCATCAAGGCATGGGATATCCTCGTGCCCATTCTGGGCTTGATAGGGGGTGAGGGCACACCCAAGGTTCAACCCCCTATGGTCTGGTCGCACGCTCGCACGGCGGGAGGTGCGCCGTGACTGACGGTCCCGTGCTGACCAAGGGGGGCAAGGGGCTCGGATGCGTGCGAATGTGGGAGAGGGACTCCCGCGCAAAGAAGTTCCCTGCTCACGTCCTCATCGGCTCCGGTTCGACTCCAAGCAAGTCGGACATGACGGGGCTCATCTTCGTGCCCCCCGGCTTCACGCACCCCGACCAGGAGAATCTCCAAGAGTGTGTCGGGTGGTCGCTCTGCGGCTCAATCTATGTGCGTCAGAAGGCAATGGGGCTCAAGCCCGTAGAGCCGTCGCCGGGGGCTATCTACTATCAAGCTCGCGCCAGAGCCTACGGGTGGCGCAACATCTGGGACGGGGGGTGCAATCCGAATGAGGCATGGCAAGCCCTCAAAGAGCGCGGAGTGGTGCTCTACAACGACTGGCCCCATGACCCCAAGTCGGTGAACAAGGCATTCCCGAGCGCGTACCGGAAAGCCGCTGACCATCGGTGGCTTCAGTATCATTGGGTTCTGCGCAACGGCTCTGCCCGTACCAAGGAGGGGACGGGGCTACTCGGCAGCAAGCGTCCGCTCTCCGTGGCACTCACCATTGACCAGGGGATGGAGGACTGGCGACCAGGAATGGCACCTTGGAAGCGAACCGGCCCCATCGTTGGGGGGCATGCCGTGCTCATTGTCGGGCACGAGACACTCGCCAACGGCCAAGTCGTGTTCGTGTATTGCAACTCATGGGGCAAGGCATGGGGAGACAACGGCTTCGGGTTGCTCTCGCAAGAGGCATTCGAGTCCCCGGAGACGTCCTACATCGCAACCCCCGACATCGACGGGAGACTGGTATGAAGCGCATCGTTCTACTCGCCGCACTCTTGCTCAGTGCGTGTTCCCCCAAGCCCGACCCCGTGTCTCCTGCCGCAACGACTGATTGCGAAGGAGCATGCAAGCAACTCGATTCTCTCGGATGCGAGGAAGCCAAGCCGAGCCCCGAGCAAGGTGTTCCGTGCGTGAAGTGGTGTGGCGACTACCACGCTGACGACTACATGCCTCCGTGGAGCGAGTGTGTCAGCAAGGCAACCTCCGTCGAAGCTGTGAGGGCTTGCGGACTGAAGTGCGAGTGACACCATGCCAATGAACGAGAAGACGCTTGAGGGGTTGAAGGCTTGGGGCCGACAGAGGCGTACGGCAACCATCAGTGAACACCTTGCCGGCCATGACATCGACGACCCCACGGCGCTCGCGGTATGGATACGCAAACAAGCGCTCGGTGAGGAGGAGTTCGCGCGGCATCAAGCCGAGGGACGCGCCAAGCGCAAGAAGGGATAGACACCCATGGACCAGAGACTCCCAGACTACGTTGCAAGCAAGGTCGAGAACCAACCACCCATGACCCCGGCCATCCCCAAGCTCAACCGCAAGGGCCGGCGACGCAGGGCCGCAGAGCTACGCCGCGAGAAGCGACGGCAGGACAAGCTCGACGCGAAGCGCTGATACCGCAATACGTGTTGCGGTCACTCCACCCTACCCTCCCCCATCAGATCACCACACTCCACCACACCACTCCCCTCATTCCACCGTTGGGCCAGGACCGCCCATGCTCGCGGTTGCACGAGCTTTGCGATGTAGATGTGGGTCGGGGCGTCATTGCCCTTGTACTCGTACCGATACAGGTTGCCGGCCCCTTCCCACATGGCGAGGGGGTCAGTGGTCCACGTCCTCGTACCGTAGGCACTCTTGATGGTGACTGGCTCCTCCAGCTTGGCGCGGGTCAATACCTCATGCTCAATGGCTTCGGCGGGAGCGGGGCATGACTCGACTCCGCCCAAGAACACTGAGGCGTTCGTCTCCTTTGCGGAGGTGTAGGGTGGGGTGATGTTGGAGTGCAGCATCATCAACAGAGGCATTGAGCCCCCACCGATTGCGGCCCTCTTGGCATACTGAATCCACGGGGCGAGCGTGCTTACTTTGCAGTGGAGCCCGTCGAGCAGTAGCACGCTGTCAACAAGCTCTCTCGCTTGCTGGTTCCGCATCACCGCGTCAATGAACCCCCACCCTGCCGAGAACGTGGCAACGGCCAATCGGCCCCCCGTGTTGACCTTCTTGGCGCGAAGCCAAGCGAAGGGGTCGTTGGCGAACTTCACTCCCGCGTCCTTGAATGAGGTACTCGACCCGCCCTCAATTGCAATTACGCTCGGGGGCGAGGCGAACAACTGACTAGCCCATTCGCTACATGGCGATGTCTTTGAGCAGTTGAACGCGCATAGAATGGCATCCTTTGACATGGAACTTTCTCCTCACTAGGCTAGTGTTTGAGTGTTGCATTGCGGCATAACACGGGGGCCATGCTCAACATCATTGTAGACAATCGTCTCAGGTTTGACGCCGACGCGGTAGCGCCGAGCGTGGTGCAGAGTATCCGCAACGCGTTCACGCACCGCAATCCGGCGTATCACAAGAAGCGCGCAATGGGGTTCTACCCCGGAAAGGAGAGCGAGTTCATTCACACGTATGAGGAAGAGGAGAACGGGGGGTTCAGTGTGCCGAGGGGGGGAACGTCCAAGCTCAGGGAGGCATTCCGCAAGGCGGGTGTCGCCTATCGGTTCGTCGACAATAGCTACGAGGGCGAACCCATCAGTGTTCCGCAGCATCGCCTCAAACTGTACCCCTACCAGCAAGAAGCCGTCGAGGCGTGCTACTTGCGGCGCAATTGCCTGCTCCGCAGTCCAACGGGGAGCGGGAAGACCACAGTCGGTATCAACCTCATTACGCGTATCGCTCGTCCGACCCTCATTGTGGTGTGGTCGGGTGCGTTGGCGAAGCAATGGCTCGCCCGGTTGCAGAGCGAGCTAGGGCTCAAAGCCGGCGACATCGGGCGCGTCATGGGTGGCAAGGTGGACGTGAAGCCAATCACGGTCGCTATGCAACAGACCCTCTATTCCAGAGGGCCGGCCAACCTAGGGATTGACCGCTACTTCGGGTTCCTACTTGCGGACGAAGTGCAACGCTTCGCCGCTACCACGTTCCGAGAGGTGACTGAGCCCTTCCATGCCAAGTGGCGCATCGGCATCAGTGCCGACGAGACGCGCAACGATGGCAAGGAGTTCCTCATCTATGACGTGTTCGGGAATGTGGCATACGAGATTGACCAGGAGCCGCTCGTGGAGAACGGGTACATCCACGATGTCGCCGTGCGGGTGTTGCCTACCGAGTTCCGCGCCGACTGGTATCAGGTCAGCAAGGACTTCATTGCGCTGACTGATGCCATGGCGATTGACGAACAACGCAACGCGGTTGTCATGCGAGCGCTGGAGTTGTCGTTCCGAGACGGTGGTTCAACGGCAATGGTGTTCAGTCACCGCGTTGGTCATTGCCAGCGGATTGACGCCTTGTGTGCCGAACGCGGCATAAAGTCAGGCCTGATGCTCGGGACTGACGAGTGGGCTCAGGCGTTCGACGATACGAGCCGGGGGTTGCGCGAGGGCAAGGTGCAAGTCGGCATCGGCACCATCCAAGCCATCGGCCAAGGCATTGACGTTCCCGCCGTCGACCGTGGGGTGATTACCACCCCCATCAGCGGCAATCGACAACAGTTCAATCAGGTACGGGGACGCATCTGTCGCACAACGGCAGGCAAGGAGAGCGCGGTCATCTATTACTTGTGGGACCGACACGTCTACGGGTTGTTCGCCCTGAAGAACCTCGCCAAGTGGAGCAACGATGTTCGGGTGCTCGACGTGGCGGATAGGTGGGTTGAGGCGAACGAGTACATCAAACGAGAGCAACAGAGCAGGAGGCGGAAACAATGGCAAGGAGCGTGAACGACTCCACCGCAACACGTATTGCGGTGAGCCGGCAGATGCAAGTGACCATCACACTGGCCGAGACGCGGTACTCCCCGGTCAGTTACAACTCATTCGGGGTGGGGCCGTTCTCTGCGACAGTGACCATCGAGCCAGGGGAAGATCCGGCAGAGGTCATCGAGGAAGCGCGCAACGTGCTACTCGCTGCCGCTCGTGCAGAGTACAAGCGCTCGATTGAGGCATACCCCAAGGCACTCGACTACAACGACAGAGTGGTACGTGAGTTCATGGAGAGCAAGCGAGGGACCAATGGCTCGTAGACTACCTGACGGAACCAAGGTGAAGGGGGGTAGGGGGGTATCTGACGCGCGTACGCGCGTCCCGCGCGCAAGCGCGCGGGGGAGTGGTGGTACTTCTGACACTGATACTGATAGACCTACACTTCAACTCATCTGGAACAACACTAGTGCTCAAGCGCGGACTGCCCCGCAAGACGCAATCCGCGAATGGGCCAAGCGCGCAAAGCGGCAACAGAAGCGGAGCGGGGGAGTGCAGCGGCAGAAGGTGCTCGACGAGCTTGACTCAATGCTATCGAGCGGTGAGTGGGGAGAAGCAAGGCCGGTCCACCTCGTCGAACTGTATTGCATGCTTCACGAGCGGGTGTATGGCGTCGAGGCGCTCGACCTCCGGGGGCAACTCAATCGACAAGCCGCTGCTCGCATGGTGCTCACCATGCTCCAACGTGACTTCGACTCGGTGGTTGCCGATGTCGTCGAGTTCATGCGTTGGAGTTGGCAACGCGAGGAAGCAAGGGAGGAGTGGAGACGGCGGAACAATACTGGCCGGCGTCGCCTCACTTGGCGGATGCAGTTCGGCGGCGAGCTTCTCACTGAGTATCTCATGCAGCGTGTCAGGAACGGCTGAGTCGCGGCATAACGTATCTCCACAGGAGGTCAGCATGGGATACCACGGTATGAAGGTCGGGGGACTCGACGGTTCGCTCTACACCGTCTTCGCTCCCCCATGGTGGAAGCTCCACCTCTGGGTCTGGTGGTTCTGGCGTACACGAGTAGAGCGTTGGCTTGTGCGGGTGTGGAGGGCATTGACCCCTTTCGTCAAGCGCGACAGGACTCGCACCTTCGACACGGGGGTGATTGAGTTGCGCGTTGGCAATGAGGCGTTCAGGGTACGGGTGTATCGCGACCGCGAGACGTGGCTTGTGTGGACCCCACCTCCGCCCGCTCCCCCTCCGTTGGCAGGCAAGCTCGATGTCAGGCCGGATGATGCGTTGCCCCCGAGCAATGACGTGCATCCGATGGAAAGGGGGCTTTGATGCGTAGGCTTGTGAGTGAGGAAGAAGCGGCCCCCCCTGTCAACATTCGGTTCGATACGGTCAACGAGCAGATCGTTCTCGCGGTTGCACTTGCCCACCCAACCATTCGCCACGGGTTGGTCCGTAGGTTCCGAGACGGGGTGCCGTTCATCGACAAGATGCACGTCAGTCTGTGGGAGGTCATCGTCGCCATGGCCGGCGACAACCTGGAGTTTGACCCCGCTACGGTGCAGAGCTATGCGGGTGACGAGATTGCCGACTATGCCTCGGAGCTTGTGGCGTTGCGGCCCGATGTTCCCCCCAACCTGGAGCATCACGTCCGCGCGTTGGAGTGGTCGATACAGCGGTATCAAGCGGTCAATGGGCCGTTGGCTGAGCTTATCCTTCAGTTACGTGACCCGCATACGCCGAAGGAGGCTGTCACTGAAGCGGCAAAGCGGTTGTCCACCGCGTTCACCAACGGGCAAAGCGGTGCTCTGTACGATACCGCTTCGGTGATTACGGAGCAGATGGTCGACATCGACAAGCGGGTTCGCGGGAGGGCCGTCTACCCCTATGGCATTGACGGGCTCGACGTGGATGAGAACGGAGAGCAACGCATCATTCCAGGGGCCGCACCGAAGCGTATCACCTTGGTCACGGGAGTGAGTGGTAGCGGCAAGAGTACAGTGACCGACCGCATCATCCTCGGACAGATCGAGCAAGGCCGGCGAGTGTGTATCGGGGCATGGGAGATGAACCCCGGCGTCACGATTGAAGTGTTGGCGACCATGCGGTGTGGACTGAGCCGTACAGATGTCACGACTGGCCGGCTCGACAGAGACGTTCTGCGAGACTTGCGGAGCAGTATGGAGGAACTGAGGGACATGGTGACGTTCATCCGTCTCCCCCGGTTCGGTGGCAAGCGGAACAACATCGCACAAGCCGATTCCATGCTCGATGCGGCGGAGGAGACGGGAGCCGAGGTGTTCGTTGCCGATCTCTTGCGCAAGGGGTTCGTCTCGCACGACCCGGAGGCCGAGGAACTAGCACTCAACCACATCCAAGAGCGTGTCGAGAATAGCAGTCTTCACGCCTTGTTCGTTCAACAGCAACGCATGAAGGACATCGAGATGCGCCAAGACAAGCGGCCCACCCGCGAGGGGGTCAAAGGAACCAGCGCTTGGGTGGAGATTGCCGATACCGTGCTAGGGGTCCACCGAGATGCTCAGTGGAAGAACGTCGAGGACGTGTCGATGGAGATTGACATTCTCAAGCAACGGTACGGTGTCTGGCCCCTCGCCGTGCGGTTCAAGTGGAACCCCCTCTATGCCACCCTCATTGATGGCGTGTCAGTTCCCTACGACATCGCCCTATCGCAAGAGGTCAATCTAGGGGGTGCCGTTGCCAAGGTGTTCGCCGGCAAGCGGAAAGGGGGCAAGTGATGCAGGTTGACGTTCCGCGCTTGCTCCACGCGTTGCGCATCAGAGATGCGATATACCGCCACAAGGAATGGTGGAGTGTCTGCCCCTACCCCGGTCACACTGAGAAGGAGCCAAGCTGGTCAATCCACGACGAGGTGGGGAGTGCGAACCATGGGTGGCACAAGTGCTTCGGGTGCAAGCGAGGGGGTGGGCCGGCTGACTTGGTGATAGCGCGCATCGGTATCAGTCGGCCTAGTGCGGTTCGGTGGTTGTATGAGAACGGGCTCGTTCTGGGCAAGGCACTCGGAGCTATCGACGAGTTGAAGGTGGTAGTCACTCCCGCCCGCAAGCGCGCAACGTTGCCCCCATCCGTGGTGATTGCCCCCCTCGACGACTGGCCGGGACTTGCGCGCAAGTATGTCGAGCAGCGTGGCATCACACCGCAACACGTATTGCGGTATCGGCTCGGGTACGCCGTCCAAGGCAACCTCGCGGGGAGGATCGTGTTGCCGGCTTGGGATACGTACGGCAATGTCACGAACTACACCGCTCGCACGTTCGTCAACCACCCTCGCAGGTATCTCAACCCCAAGCGGAGTGAGGGCTTCCCTCACAACGTGTCAGTCTTTGGTGAACACCTCTGGCCGGGGTTGCCGCGAGACGTGGTATTCACCACGGAGGGGGCAATCAATGCCCTCGCCATCGACGCGGTGATGGGGGGCAAGTATGCGGTCGCTGCTCTGTTCGGTAGCAAGCTCCACCCTCCGCAAGTGCTCAAGCTCAGTCGCTTCACCACGATCATTCACGTTGCCGACCCTGACTACACTGGAGTAGAGTTCGCCAGCATAGTCCATGACGCCTTGTGCCGAATCTCCAACGTGAGAGTCGCGCGCTTGCAAGGTGGGGACGCGGCAGAGACACCCCCCGACGAATTGAAGGAGGCGTTACATGGCAATCTCTAGGAGGCAGAGGTTGGACCTCAACGACCCGAAGACGGCAGAGCAACTGAGGTTCAGGCTCGAAAGTAGCATTGAAGCAACCGGGGGCCGGCTCAAGCTGGTCGCCAAGGCTCTAGGCGTCTGTCGCACGACGGTCTGGCGATGGGTGCATCAACTCGGCCTTGCCGAGACGCTCGACGAGGTGCGCGCTCGCAACCTGCATCCCCGTCGAGAAAAGTCGTTCCGGTGGTATCTCACCAACCAACCCGAGCGAGCGCGGGAGATACTGCGCGACATCTTGTGGCGCAATGACGGCATCCTTGACGCGGTTGCGGTCGAGATGCGTTGCTCGCAGCGAACGGTCTACTATCGAGTCGAGAAGCTCGGGCTCTGGGCATACGTGCGGGCGAGTCGCAGCGCTGCCGAGAAGAAGCGGTTGCTCGGCAAGCCCGAGCCCGATAGAGAGCCATCCCCCCGAGCCCCTTACATCTACCCCGAGTCCCCCTGAGTCCCCCGGCCAACCGACCCACCCCCACCCCGAATCTTGCAAGAGTTGCATACCGAGCGTTTTCGCCTAGAGGCGATGACAACATTCTTGCGTAGCCCTAGGATCGTTTTCTGGGTCTGCCCTAGGGTCGTTGGAGGTGCTCGCTTGCCGAGCCTCTGTGACCCCCTTGCGTTCCCGGCAACGGCCATCCCCCCAACGTTCTCGTTCGCCGCCAGAAAACGGACGGCATGGTATCTGCATTCGGCTCTTTCTGGCATCGCGCTTGCTACGTGCGGGTGACGCGCGTACGCGCTTGCATAAGGTGTCGCCTCGCCCCCCTGCTCGCCCCCCTGCTCGCCCCCCTGCTCGCCCCCTGCCGAAAAAAAAAAACCTCGCCGCTCAAACCCTCGGAAACCACGGGGAATATCAGGCGAAAAAAACTTCCCGAAACTTTCCAGCGTGAATAGGCCGAGATTCTTCCGAGCATTCGTTTTGAAGCTGAAAAGCCGGCTGAAAGAGGCCGGAAAAAACCTTGGACGGTTGCAAAAGGCGCGTGCTAGGGTTGCATTGTTTGGTTAGGTTGGTTGGCCCCGTAAGGCCAACGGGTTGCAAAAACAACCCACCCGCAACGCTGCTAGCAGTAGCAAACACGCCGCAAGGCGTAACGCAAGCCACGGCCCCTAGGGGCACACTAGCAGCGGGCCACAAGGTAAGCGCGGGCAACCCCCCGGCCTTTTACAACCTAAGCCGCAACCCCTGCTAAGCCGGGGTTGCGGGTGGCATGGCAAAGGTAGCGCCAAGCGCGCAGCAAGCCGCAAGGCAAAAGGGGCCGCACAATATGGCACGCGCCAACCCTGGCAATACAAGCCAGTTAGGGCGCAACGCGGCGCAAGGTAGCTACCCCGCGCACCATGCCTTTTCCTAGCACGGCTCGAAAGGGCAACCCTAGGAGAGACACCCAAGGCAACGGCAGGCAAGAGCCATAATCCAAGCCGTCCAATGCCCCGGTTGAACCTAGCAAGCTAGGGCCGGGGGTTGGCGCTAAGGGTAGCAAGGGGGGGCCGGCAACGGCCCCCGAAGCTCGTGGCGCATGGGCGCAACCGCAACACGTATTGCGGCAGGGTTGGTTCGATTCCAACCACGGGCTCCAACGCAA